AAGTATCCTCAACGTTTCACTCACAGACTGTGTTTTCAGATATGTCTTGATCGCTTTCTTTCGTTGCTCGTAACTGTACATTGTTTTGTGCACTCCTTACGTCCAACTTTTTGTCCGCAGGCCCTTCTTCTGTAGTTTTAGCGGCTTGCTATTATCCGCGAAAAGAGTTAATATACACACAACGGAAGGGCAAAGCCCACCGAAAATCACGAAACACGGAGGATACAATTATATGGAAAAAAGGTTGCATCGGCATCCCGCAGGACGGCGGCAAGTACAAGGCGGTTCACTACGAGGCGAAGGTCTACGACGAGGGCAGCCAGTACGGAATCGACGGCGGCAGGATCAGCAAGCTGGCGCTGAAGATGGACGGCGAATGGATCGCCACCTACGACCGGGGCTGGGACATCAAGCCCACCTGCCCGGAGGCAGAGATGGCGCTGGCGATCCTGATGGAAGAGTACAAATAAACAGCAAGGGCGGCAACCGGAAGGAAGCCGCCCGATCTCTCTGAAAGGGGTGATGCGCTTGCGAAAGCTGAAGGAATATACACCGACCAGATTTATGGCGGACGATTCGCATTATGACAAAAACGCCGCCGACTACGCGGTGCAGTTTATTGAGTGCCTTGCCCACACGAAAGGCACATGGGCGGGAAAGCCGTTCGAGCTGATTGACTGGCAGGAGCGCATCATCCGCGACCTGTTCGGTGTCCTGAAGCCCAACGGCTACCGGCAGTTCAACACGGCGTACATCGAAATCCCGAAAAAGAACGGCAAGTCTGAGCTTGCCGCTGCTGTGGCGCTGCTGCTCACGTGCGGCGACGGAGAAGAACGCGCCGAGGTATACGGCTGCGCGGCTGACCGGCAACAGGCGGCGATCGTGTTCGATGTCGCGGCGGATATGGTGCGGATGTGTCCTGCGCTGAACAAACGCGTGAAAATCCTGACCTCCCAGAAGCGCATCGTGTTCATGCCGACCAATTCGTTTTATCAGGTACTTTCCGCTGAGGCATACAGCAAGCACGGCTTCAACATCCACGGTGTCGTGTTCGATGAGCTGCACACCCAGCCAAACCGGAAGCTCTTTGACGTTATGACGAAAGGCTCTGGCGACGCTCGAATGCAGCCGCTGTATTTCCTGATCACGACGGCAGGCACGGACACCAATTCGATCTGCTACGAGGTACACCAGAAGGCACAGGACATCCTCGAAGGACGGAAAATCGACAAGACCTTCTATCCGGTCATCTATGGCGCTCCGGACGATGCCGACTGGACTTCTCCGGAGATTTGGAAGAAGTCAAACCCATCCCTCGGCGAAACCATCGGTATGGACAAGGTGGAAGCCGCCTGCGAATCTGCAAAGCAGAATCCCGGCGAGGAGAACGCCTTCCGGCAGCTCCGCCTTAACCAATGGGTAAAGCAGACGGTGCGCTGGATGCCGATGCACAAGTGGGATGCCTGCAAGGTCGATTTTGACGAATCGCTGCTGGAAGGTCGTGTTTGCTATGGCGGGCTCGACCTTTCCTCTACGACGGATATTACGGCTTTCGTGCTGGTGTTCCCGCCGACCGATGAGGACGAGCATTACTATATTCTCCCGTACTTCTGGCTGCCGGAGGAAACGCTGGATCTGCGTGTCCGGCGCGACCACGTCCCATACGACCTCTGGCAGCGGCAGGGCTACCTGCTGACCACCGAGGGCAATGTCGTGCATTACGGCTTCATCGAAAACTTCATCGACGAGCTTGGTACCCGCTTCAACATCCGCGAGATCGCATTCGACCGCTGGGGCGCGGTGCAGATGTCGCAGAACCTTGAGGGGCTGGGCTTCACGCTGGTGCAGTTCGGGCAGGGCTACAAGGATATGTCGCCGCCGACAAAAGAGCTGATGAAGCTGACGCTGGAAAAGAAGATCGCCCACAACGGACACCCGGTACTGCGCTGGAACATGGACAATATTTTCATCAAGCGCGATCCTGCTGGCAACATTAAGCCGGACAAGGAGAAATCCACCGAGAAGATCGATGGCTGCGTGGCGACCATCATGGCGCTGGATCGTGCGATCCGGTGTGGGAATGACACTGGGGAGAGCATTTATGATGAGCGAGAGTTGCTGGTGCTATGATGTTATATTAGGATTGCTTCTCGAATATCCAAGTTAGTCCTACAATCCCTGCAACACCAACGGCATAACGTAAGGTTTTGCATACATCCTTGCCGTTGGCTCCGTTTAATGCTGCAGCACTTGCATTTGCAATTGCGGTAGAATCAACTACAATTCGATCTGCGCAATTCTCTTGCTCTTCACAGTTGTAAGCATTATCATTATTTTCCATCATGATTATTCCTCCTTAAAGTTGAGATACATTGATTTCTTCGTGTTCAAATGATCCTAAAGGATATTCTGAAATATAGCCTTGCACACGGAATGATTGGTCACAATTGGGGCAGGTATCTTCATAATCAAATTCATAAAGACAATCATTTCCCATTGGACGATCACTTTGTGATGTACTACATTCATCCTCAACATCGATTTTAACTGGTTTCCCGCAATATGGGCATTCGACAACACGTTTTAAACTTATACCGCCGATATCCCATTCATCCTCCGTGGCATTGTAAATCTCATTGAGGCGAACTTGATTATAATACTCAATGAGAGCCAATCGAAATATCTCAGATTTCGGTTTACCAGTAACAGTACTGGCATATTCCAGTTTTTGATTTTCTTCGTCATTTAAACGAACACGGTATTGGTTGTTTCTACTATCGGGTAATTTAGGTCGACCACGCATAGATTATACACCTCACATTTATTGGATATCCAATAATAATATATCACACATTCTCTGACTTGTCAAGTGATTTCTTGGATATCCAATAAATTTTACAGAAATTACAAAAAGGAGCGTGATGCACATGGGCATTTTCAGCGGACTATTCAAGTCCAGAGACAAGCCGAAGGACAGCTACGACAGCCCGTCATACAGCTATTTCTTCGGAAGGACGCAGGCTGGCAAGCGTGTCAACGACCGAACGGCGCTGCAGATCATCGCGGTGTACGCCTGCGTGAGAGTGCTTTCGGAGGCGCTGGCGCAGCTTCCGCTGCACGTCTACCAGTACACGGAAAAGGGAAAGGAGCGAGTGCCGCAGCACCCGCTATATTTTTTGCTGCACGATCAGCCGAATCCCGAAATGACATCGTTCGTGTTCCGGGAAACGCTGATGAGCCACCTGCTTATTTACGGAAACGCCTTTGCACAGATCATCCGCAACGGCAGAGGTGAAGTGCTGGGACTGTATCCGCTGATGCCGGACAAGGTGCGTGTTGATCGTGACGAGCGAAACCACCTGATTTACCGCTACAGCCGGTACGACGAACACAACCCGAATTTCCGGGAACAGGGCGAGATCATTCTCCCTGCCGATGAAGTGCTGCATATTCCGGGACTGGGCTTTGACGGTCTGGTCGGATACAGCCCGATCGCAATGGCGAAAAATGCCCTCGGTCTGGCGGTCGCCTGTGATGAATACGGTGCATCGTTCTTTGCGAATGGCGCTTCTCCTTCGGCAGTGCTGGAGCATCCAGGCGTTATCAAGAATCCGGAACGTGTCCGTGAGGCATGGCAGCGTGCTTATGGCAGCGGGAATGCCCATCGCACAGCCATTTTGGAGGAGGGCATGAAGTACACGCCGATTTCCATTCCCAATAACGAGGCGCAGTTCCTTGAGACACGTAAATTCCAGATCGAGGAAATTGCAAGGCTGTACCGCGTGCCGCTGCATATGATCGGCGATCTGGAGCACGCAACATTCAGTAACATCAAGCAGCAATCGCTCGAATTTGTCAAATACACCCTTGATCCGTGGCTGGTACGCTGGGAACAGGGAATGCAGAAGGCGCTTCTTTCCGATTCGGAAAAGGGGCGCTATTTTATTAAATTCAATGTGGAAGGTCTGCTGCGCGGCGATTATGCTTCTCGTATGCAGGGCTATGCGACCGCACGTCAGAACGGCTGGTTGTCTGCCAACGACATCCGTGAGCTGGAGGATATGAATTCCATTCCGGATGATGAAGGCGGCAATCTGTATCTGGTCAACGGCAGCTTTACGAAGCTGGAGGACGCAGGCGCTTTCTACAAGGAAGGAGGAAATGCTGATGAATAAATTCTGGAACTGGGTGAAGAACGACAGCGGCGAAACGGAGCTGTATTTTACCGGTCCGATTGCAGAGGAGACATGGTTTGGAGATGAGATCACGCCTGCGCTCTTTCGTGATGAACTGGCAAAGGTCGGTGGGAACCTCACCGTCTGGGTGAATTCTCCCGGCGGGGATTGCTTCGCCGCTTCGCAGATCTACACCATGCTCCGCAACCATAAGGGCAAGGTCACGGTCAAGATCGACGGCATCGCGGCTTCTGCTGCATCCGTCGTCGCAATGGCGGGTGATGAAACATACATCGCACCGACTGCCATGCTGATGATCCACGATCCTTCGACGGTGGCGATGGGCAACCGCGCCGATATGGAACAGGCAATCCGCCTGCTCGATGAGGTGAAGGAAAGCATCATCAATGCCTACGAAACCAAGTCGCATCTGAGCCGTGCCAAGATCGCAAAGCTCATGACGGACGAAACATGGCTCAATGCGAAAAAGGCGAAGGATATGGGCTTCGTGGACGGCATTCTCTTTGCAGACAGCAAGCGTGTGCCGGTTCCCGCTGAACCCGAAGAACCGGAGGAACCTGAAAAGGAGGACAACCTCACGGCGATGACCTATTCGCCTTCGACCACAATCGACACTTTTCTCACGAAGGTGTCGGCAACCGCAGCACCTAATAAGGGTGTACCCGTTGACCAGCTTGAGAAAAGGCTGGCACTTCTGAAATACTGAGGAGGATGATAGTATGACTATTCAGGAACTGAGAGAAAAGAGAGCGAAGGCATGGGATACCGCCCGCGACTTCCTCGATAGCAAGCGCCGTCCCGACGGTACACTTTCCGAGGACGACAGCAAGACCTATGATGCAATGGAGCAGACCATTGTCGATCTCGGCAAGGAGATCCAGCGCCTTGAAAGACAGCAGGCGCTGGGCGCGGAGATGCAGGCAGCGACCTCTGCTCCGATTCTTACCGCACCTGCTGCACAGACCGCAGCACCCGAAAAGACCGGTACTGCATCGGCAGAGTACAGCAAGGCTTTCTGGAACAGTATCCGCAACCGTAACTGGGTGGATGTCCGCAATGACCTCCATATCGGTGAGGACTCCGAGGGCGGCTATCTTGTGCCGGACGAGTTTGAGCGTAAGCTGATCGAAGCACTGGAGGAGGAGAACATCTTCCGTCAGATGGCTTCTGTCATCAAGACCTCCAACGGCGACCGCAAGATTCCGATCGTTACATCGAAGGGTGAAGCGGTCTGGATGGACGAGGAGGAGCAGTACACGCTTTCCGATGATGCATTCGGTCAGGCATCGCTCTCTGCCTACAAGCTCGGTACTGCCATTAAGGTATCCGAGGAGCTGCTCAACGACAGCGTGTTCGACCTGCCTTCCTACATCGCCCGCGAGTTCGCAAGACGTATCGGTGCAAAGGAAGAGGAGGCATTCTTCGTCGGCGACGGTGTCGGCAAGCCTACCGGTATCTTCAATGCAACCGGCGGCGCGGAGGAAGGCGCTACAACGGCAGGTGCAAACATCACCTTCGATGATGTCATGGAGCTCTTCTATTCGCTCCGCAGCCCCTACCGCAAGAAGGCGGTCTGGGTGCTCAATGACAGCACAGTCAAGGCGCTCCGCAAGCTGAAGGACAACAACGGCAACTACATCTGGCAGCCGTCCGTGGCAGCAGGTGTTCCCGACACCATCCTCAACCGTCCGTACAAGACCTCCGTCTATGTGCCGGAGATCGAGGCAGGTGCCAAGTGTATGGCATTCGGCGATTTCAAGTATTACTGGATTGCAGACCGTACCGGTCGTACCTTCAAGCGTCTGAACGAGCTCTTCGCCATGACCGGTCAGGTGGGCTTCCTTGCCAGCCAGAGACTGGACGGCAAGCTCATCCTTCCGGAAGCCATCAAGACACTCGCCATCAAGGGCGCGTGATATGATTACGCTGCAGGAAACAAAAAACTATCTTCGTGTCGATCACTGTGAGGATGACAAGCTCATCCTCTCCCTGATCGATACTGCAAAGCGGCTCGTGCAGGATGTCGGCAGAATGGACGATCGTGCGCTTGCGGTTAATGAGGAAACCACCCGGCAGGCTATGCTGTATACTGTTTCGTACCTCTATGAGAACCGAAATGGCGCGGACTACCACAAGCTGACACTGTCGCTGCGGTCGCTGTTATTT